CAAACAAACAGCGTTGATTGACACACTCGTAGCAAATGGCTGTACCATAGGTAAGGCCGCAGAGATGGCTGGATATGCAGCTGGCGAATCTGGAAGAGTGACTGCAAGCAAGGCTTTAAAGCTAGCTCATGTGCAGCAATACATGATGCAGAGAATGAATGAGGAGTTCGGACTGAGTGCTACATTGGCTGCTGGAACTGTAAGAAGGCTAGCCACAGGTGCTAAGTCTGAGTACGTTCAGCTAGAAGCTAGCAAGGATCTGTTAGATAGAGCAGGGTATAAGCCTATAGATCGCTCTCAAGTGCAAGTAGCTGGTGACATTCGTGTCAGTATTGACCTAGGTTGATTCTGTTGCAACAGGGGGGTGGGGTAAAAAGTACCCGCCATAGTTACTGTAATAGTCCACCACTCGCATTATTCTGGAAAAAGGTTTGCCAGTTATATTTTTTCTAGTATAGGGTTTGATCAAAGGAGAAGAGCTATGGCTGAGAAGAAGAGTTCTAACAAGGTACGGGCTAGAGATGATAGTGGTGCTTTCATTGCTGACGATCCCACCACGGAGAAGAATGAAGCTTGGGTTTCTCTCTCTGCAAATGAAATTAACAAATTGCGATTAAAGGCGTTAAGAGAAAGTATGCTTAAGGAGCAGAAGTCCAAAGATGCGTAGCGAACACAAAAGTCCTACTGGTGGTTTAACTCCTGCTGGTCGCGCTCACTTTAAGAGAACCGAGGGCGCTAACCTTAAGCCAGCAGTTAGTAAGGGAACTAATCCCCGACGTATTTCTTTCGCTGCAAGGTTTGCTGGAATGAGGGGGCCGATGAAGAAACCGAACGGTGAGCCTACCCGTAAAGCATTAGCATTACAGAAGTGGGGCTTTGGCTCTATTGAAGCTGCCCGTAACTTTGCAAGGAGGCATAAGAAGTCGTAATGTGTTTTGGTGGATCTAGCGCGGAAAGCCGCTATCAAGCAATGAAGAAGACATATGATCCTCTTCCTTCGCTAAAAATGGAACCGAGTTCCTCAGTAAGCGGGAGTACATCCTCCCAGCTTAGAGATGTACGGCGTAAGGGAATGAAGAAACGATCCCTTCTTACTCCTCTTCTCATGAACGAGACATGAGTTTCTTGAACACAATAAGCGTAGAAGACCTCTCTCTTCTTCGCCGCATAGTTCGTAAGACTCATTACGCCTATGTAGAAGCCAAGCATGGTAAGAACTTTGTAACTGACACAGAGTGCGACAAGCTTATTGCTAGCATTGGCCCTGAGGTTGTTGAGCGTATGATTAAATTTGGCGTAGATAAAGGATTAAGGTAATGAGCCTATATGAAAACATGAACAGAAGAAAGAAAGCTGGAACTAGCCGTTCCAAGAAAAACTCTACTGTCACTGCTAAGTCCTATGCCAATATGAAAGCTGGCTTTCCTAAGAAGAAGAAAAGCCTTCTTAAAAGAACAGCATAGATGTCAGCCTTAACGGTAAGCCAAGTTGCAGCTTTAAAGAAACATAAGGTGCATCACAGTGCAAAGCATATAAAAGATATGACTGTTGCAATGAGGTCTGGTAAAAGTTTTTCTCAAGCTCACACTGCTGCAAAGAAAAATGAAAAAGCTAAGAAGTAATGGCTGAATTTAAATACAAGCCTGATGGCGATGTAATAAAAGCTTTTATGAAAAACACCACGTTCTTTCGTGGCATAAGAGGCCCCGTAGGTTCTGGTAAATCTGTTAGCTGCTGCGTTGAAGTGTTTCGCCGCGCCCTTGAGCAGAAGAAAGCATCTGACGGAATACGCCATAGTCGATGGGCAATTATTAGAAACACCAATCCCCAGCTTAGAACTACTACAATCAAGACTTGGTTAGATTGGTTTCCCGAAGCAGATTGGGGTAAGTTCACTTGGTCTGTGCCATATACCCATCACATAAAAAAAGGTGACATAGACCTTGAGGTTCTTTTCTTAGCTCTTGATAGGCCAGAAGATGTTAAAAAACTATTATCTCTTGAGCTTACTGGTGTCTGGATTAATGAGGCGCGTGAGCTTCCGAAAAGTATTATTGATGCCTGCACAATGCGTGTTGGTCGTTACCCTTCAATGCGTGATGGTGGCCCTTCTTGGACTGGCGTTATTGCCGATACCAACGCTCCTGAGGAAGATCACTGGTGGCCGATCATGGCTGGAGAGGTTCCAGTGCCAGATCATATTCCGCGTGAGCAAGCTAAGATGCTGGTTAAACCAGACAACTGGAAGTTCTTTACGCAGCCCTCTGGAATGGTCGAGGCCAGAGACGAAGACGGAGAAATAAAAGACTACGTTCCTAACTCTAATGCTGAGAACACTAAGAACATGATGAAGTCTTACTATCCAAACCTTATTCAAGGTAAGACTAAAAGCTGGATTGATGTATATGTGATGAATAGATTGGGCCACATTCAAGACGGAAAGCCTGTGTATCCTATGTTTGCACCAGAAATCCATGTAGCTGATGAGGAAATACCAGTAGCGGCAGGGGTTCCTGTCTATGTTGGCGTTGACTTTGGGCTTACACCAGCAGCAGTATTTGGTCAGAAGATACGAGGACGCTGGTTCTTACAGTCAGAGATCGTAGCTATTGACATGGGCATAGTGAGATTTGCCGAAGTTATGAGGAATGAGCTATCTACACGTTATGCTGCTGCGGGGGATGTTATTATATATGGCGATCCTGCTGGTGACTTTAGAGCGCAGACTGATGAATCCACACCCTTTCACATTCTGCGTGGTGCTGGCTTGAAGGCGTTCCCAGCGCCCTCCAACTCTGTTGATCTTCGACTTGAAGCTGTCTCTTCCCAGCTAACCAAGATGTCCGAAGGTAAGCCAGTGCTTTTAATTGATAGGCGATGCCCACAGCTTATTAAAGGATTTGAAGGTGGGTATGCCTACAAGCGTATGGAAGTATCAGGTGAGCGTTATGCAGATAAACCTGACAAGAATATGTTTAGCCACGTTCACGACGCAGCGCAGTACCTATTTCTAGGCGCTGGTGAGGGTAGAGCCTTGATGAACTCACAGAAACCAGCAGTACCAGTAGTAGCAAAACGTAGCTTTGATGTATTCAATAGGGGTGGTAGCTCAAGAAAGAAGCCTAGCTTCTGGGCAAGGATGTAGTTTTCCATTGATGTTTTGTGGTTTTTGTGCTTACGAAGAATAAACAAAGGAGATCGCTATGTGTTTTGGCCCTAGCAGACAGCAAAAACAAGCTTCGGCTGAACAACGTGTAGAGGCTGACGATTTAGAACGTGAGAAAATAGAGGATCGCGCAGAGCAAAAGCGGGAAGATATTTCTGATGTACTAACAAGAAGGAAAACTAAAGGCACTCGTAGGTCTTTATTCTCTGGTGGGCGTCAAGGATTTTTAGGTAGGTTTGACTAATGGCTGAAGATCCAATCGCAAAGCAATACATTGCAAGTTACATAAAAGCTAAAGCATTTCGTGAGAATTGGGTTCCATTGTTTGAGGAGTGCTATGAGTATGCACTTCCACAGCGTGAATCATTCTATCATGAGGAAGCTGGGCAGCGCAGGGACGATAGGATCTTTGACGAAACAGCGGTCGTAGGTGTTCAAGAGTTTGCTAGTCGTTTACAGTCTGGCATTGTTCCTAACTTTGCACGATGGGCTGACCTTATGGCTGGTAGCGAGGTTCCTGTTGAGCAGCGCGAAGAAGTCAATAATGAGCTAGACGAAGTTACTGAGTATGTATTCGAGGTTCTTCAGAACTCTAATTTTAGCCAAGAAGTGCATGAGTCCTTTATGGATCTAGCCGTTGGTACTGGTGTGTTGTGCGTTGAAGAAGGTGACTCAATTAATCCAGTAACCTTCTCTGCAATCCCACTACCGCACGTTGTGCTAGACACTGGCCCTGACGATAAGATTGACCACGTTTACAGAGAGCGCAAGAAAGTAAAGTTTGACCACTTGCAGCTTATGTATCCGAACGGAAAGTTTAACGATCAAGTTCTTTCGTTCATGGGATCAGGTAGAGAAACAACTGTACTTGAGGTTGTTTGCCGAGACTATTCTAAGAAAAATCAAGAAGCATACTTTCACTATGCTATCTGCATGACAACTAAATCCTGTATATATTCTAAAGAAATATCTGGAATTGGGTCAAATCCCTTTGTCTGCTTCCGCTGGTCTAAGTGTGCTGGCGAAGTCTATGGCCGTGGCCCACTTATCAATGCGCTATCGGCTATTAAAACAACCAACCTTACCATAGAGCTAATCCTTGAAAATGCTCAGATGTCTATTTCTGGCATATACCAAATGGAAGATGATGGCGTTATTAACCCTGATACCATCAACCTTGTTCCAGGATCTATCATTCCAAAAGCTATGGGTTCTGCTGGATTACAGCCTATACAATCTGCTGGTAGGTTCGATGTAGCACAGCTTGTTTTGTCTGATATGAGACTAAATATTAAGCGCGCACTTTACAATGATATGCTTGGTAATCCTGACAAGACACCAGCTTCTGCTACTGAGGTAGCTGAAAGAATGGCTGACCTGTCTCGCAGAATGGGGTCTGCATTTGGTAGATTGCAAGCCGAGCTTGTGCAGCCCGTACTGCAAAGGGTTATCTACATACTTAAAAAGCAGGGACGCATTGAAGTTCCGACAGTTAATGGCAGGGAAGTAAAGGTACGCTCTGTATCTCCGCTTGCTCAAGCCCAAGCCAATCAAGACATCTCAAGTGTAGCTCGTTTCCTAGAGTTAGTTGGCGGCTCGTTTGGCCCAGAGATGTTACAGTTATTAGTTGATGGAGAGCAGACAGCTATCCACTTGGCTAAGAAGTTCGGAGTTCCTGAGAGTTTAATTAGGGATGAAGAGCAGCGCAAACAAATAGCGCAGATGGCGCAACAGATGGCGCAACAACAAATGCAACAACAGCAAGGACAAATGGGTGAACAACCAGAAGGTTAATATTGGAATAGACGGGGTACAACGGAAGAGTGACCTTGATAAACAAATAAGTCACAATGTAGCCAAAGTATTTGAATCGCCAACAGGCAAGGAAGTTATTCGTTATCTACGCTCAGTTACTATAGAAATGGTAAATGGGCCAAATGTAACTACGGAAGAGTTACGTCATATAGAAGGGCAGAGATATATCGTTGGTCTTATTGAGCAACGTATTGCCCATTCACATAGGAGTAAGAACAAATGAGTGACACACTAATGAACTCTCAATTAGGAGAAGCTGCACCAGTAGAAGCTGCACCAGCAGAAGAGCAGCGTGACTTTGTAGTTGCAGAAGATACGAAACCAGAACGCCCTGAGTGGCTACCAGAAAAATACACAAGTGGTGAAGACTTAGCCAAGGCTTACAAAGAGCTTGAGTCTAAGCTTGGTGGTAAAGAAGAAGACATACGCAATAAGCTTCTTGAGGAGATCAAGGCAGAAAGCTTTAGCGAAAGACCTGATTCTGCTGGCGATTACCAGTTACCTGAGTCTGTAGATGAAGAGCTTGCTGTTGATAACGAGTTGCTAAAATGGTGGTCTGAACATTCTTTTGAGAATGGTTACAGCCAAGACGAGTTTAAGAAAGGCATAGAGATGTATGCCGAAGCTGTGAATGGCTCACAACCAGACATGGAAGCTGAGTCAGCAAAGCTTGGTGATAATGCAAACGACAGAATACAAGCTGCTTCTATGTTTGCAACCAAGTTCTTTCCTGAGGATGCAATGCCAGCTATTGAAAGAATGTGCGAAACCCATGAAGGTATCATTGCTCTTGAGTCTGTAATGGAAGCAATGAAAGATGGTTCTTTTGCTGGCAGCGCACAAGGAAATGCTGGCACAACAGAGCAAGAACTTAGGGAGATGATGAATGACCCAAGATATTGGAAAGATCGCGACCCACATTACATCAAACAAGTTACCGATGGTTTCCAGCAAATATACAGATGAAGTTAAAATAATAAGACGGGGCCAGTATTATCTGACCCCGTTTACAACCGACCACATAGATGAAGTAGTTGAGCATCTAAGCAAAGAAAGCCGAAGAGAACTAAAACTTCTTGGGCATTTAGACATTCCTCAAGCAATAGAAGAGATGCAGAAATACTCTGAGTGCTACATTGCTAGGAAGGAAGACGAAACATTTTTAGCTGTTGGCGGTCTTTGGTATGACGGAGATCAAGACTTCCCACAAATGTTTGCTATGTTTTCTAATAATATTAAAGGAAACTTCAATGCGATAGCGCGTGGTTCTCTGATGTTTGTTAGGTTCTTTGACAGAACACAGACCCATATGAGCATGACTATATTGTCTGATTATGAGTTTATGTTAAACTGGGCAAGCTGGTTAGGGTTCGAGGCAATGGGTGTTTCTACAGTTGGCCCAAACAAATATGTTGATTTTGTACGTTGCAATCCAAACAAAAATAGTGTTAGGGATAAATTACTACGGCCCGTTACGCACTGAAAGGCCCGAAAGGATACCCTTGTTGAAGTGAAAGAGTGGATACCCGTGTAACTGTAACTTCAAATTAGGACTGAAAAAATGGCTAATACTATTGACACAGCCTTTATCAAGCAGTTTGAAACCGAAGTTCATATAGCTTATCAGCGCATGGGTTCCAAATTACGGAACACTGTACGCACAAGCAATGTGACAGGTTCAGTTGCTCGATTCCAAGTAATTGGAAAAGGCGTCGCAAATACTAAATCACGTAACGGTAACGTAACTCCAATGGAGTTGGCGCATACAACAGTCGAAGCCACTATGGCTGACTTCTATGCACCAGAGTACATCGACAAGCTAGACGAGTTGAAGATTAACATCAACGAACGTCAAGCTGTTGCACAATCTGCTGCTGCGGCTCTTGGCCGTAAGACAGATGAACTGATCTACGCAGCTATGGATGCTGCTGGCGGTACTGCAATTCACGATACTAGCTCTGCACTTGAGATTGCTGACTTGCTTTCATTGTTCGAAACCATGGGACTTAATGACGTTCCAGAAGACGGACAGCGTTACTTGGCGATGAACCCAAAGGGTTACGCTGACTTATTCGCAATAAGCCAGTTTGCTTCTTCTGACTTTGTTGGTGAGCAAAATCTACCGTTCGCTGGTGGCATGACCATGAAAGAGTTCATGGGATTCAAAGTATTCTCTACTTCTGCTGTAACGGCTGGTAAGAATATTGCGTATCACACTTCATCTGTTGGCCTTGGCATTAATGCTGACGTTCAAACTGAAGTGAACTATGTCGCTGAAAAAGCATCACACCTTGCAACATCAATGATGTCCATGGGCGCTGTTGGCATTGACGCCAATGGTATCTGTGAAGTCCTTGATAACAACTAAGAAGGAGACTTAATATGGCTTATAGTGCATCAGGTCTTCACCTTATTGGTGGGGCATCAGGTCAAAGGCTTTGGTATTATGTATCTTCTGATACCATTGCTACAGCAAACACAGCGGGTTACTTTAACTCATCTGCGTCTATGCTGAATGTAAACGATGTAATCATTACAGTGACATCCACAGGTGGAACGCCTGTTATCACTCATGCTTATGTCAATGCAAACGATGGTTCTACTGTTGATATTACTAACGGCGTTGTCGTTACTAATACTGACGGTGACTAAATAGGGCGGGGGGTTTCGGCCCCCCGACTTTCTTATGCCAGAGGTAGCTGACACAGCAATAAAAATATGTTCTCGCGCATCGATCCTAATTGGCGGTGACGCGATTCAGTCTTTTACAGACGGAACAACCGAGTCTGATGTTGCGGCGTCTATATACGAAGACATTGCAAGATCTTCCTTAACCAATACAAGATGGCGGTTTGCAACTACTCAAGTACAACTGAGTAGACTGACAGACGTACCAGCTTCCAGATACTCTGCTGCTTACCAGTTGCCAGCAGATTTCTTAATGATTAACTCATTAACAGTAAACGACAATATTATAGAGTATGACACATATACTAACAAAGCATTTTCTAATGCTGTTGAGACTGATGTTGTCATGGCTGATTATGTATTCAGAGTAAGTGAAGAACACTGGCCAGCTTACTTTGTACTTGCGGTTGAGCTTTCACTTGCAAGTCTTTTTGCAGTCTCTATTGCTAGGGATGCACAGCTTTCTAATGCTATGGAAGCAAGGGCAGAAATGCAAATGAGGAAAGCAAGAACACTAGACTCACAGCAGCAAACAAGTCGCAAGCTAAACACATCAAGGTTTATATCTCAAAGGCGTAGCTAATGCAGAAAGTAAGAGTACCAATAAACAGCTTTCAGTATGGTGAAGTCAGCGATTCTCTCTCAATGAGAGTTGATACTCCTATCTATTCTGCGTCTGCTTCTACAATACAAAACATGGTTGTTATGGCCGAAGGCTCCTTAATTAAACGCAAGGGGCTAGAGAACCACATTAATCACGGCATAACCTATAGTGCTACATACCCAGAGCAATCTGTCTTAGTACCTTTTGTATATGACGATAACGAACAATACATTGTTTCTATACAGCATCAGGCACTTAAGGTTTATCAGATAGCTACCAGTGGAGCAGTAATCAGTATAAGTGTAAACATTACTGCTGGCACAGATGGTGTAGCTGTTCCCTTTGATAGAGAGTTTTTAAAGGAATATACTACAGCGCAGCTAGGTGATGTGCTTTATATCTGTCACCCACTCTTTGCTCCAAGGCTTCTGACAAGAACTAGTCTTACTACCTTTGAGATTAGTACGTTTGCATTTGATACAAGAGCAGATGGTAAACAAACTTATCAACCTTATAATAAATTCCAATCAGGTTTTTCAGTAAAGCTAGACTCATCTCATACCTCCTCCCCAAATGGAGAGGAAAGAAATATTAATGTTTACGATACGTTAGGCACTGTTGATGATAATGGTATTACTACAACTCAACAAATACCCGCTGGTGATTTAAGTATTAATGGTGCGCTTGCCTCAAGTGGAACAGCTACTTTTACAAATGCTAGAGAAATTAGTTTTAAATCAGGTCAGGACATTTCTTCATTAAATTTTACTATTCATGGAACAAATCAAGATGGAGAAGCTCAAATTGAGCAACTTGCTGGCCCAAATAGTACAACAGTAAATTCTACAGCTTTTTTTAAAACTGTTACACGAATCCAGTCTACTGCAAGCAGCACAAATTCTGTTGAGGTTGGAGTTACAAACAAACAAGCTGTATCATATTTTGACATTACTGGCAGTAGGACTGGTGGAAATAGTTTAGGGTATCATGCTAGTTCTACACACGTTGGAACTATAATTAGATATGCTGGTAATGAGGTAAGGGTAGCTAAAGTAAATAGTACAGCACAAATAAAAGGTGTTATTCTTGATAGCTTAACAACAAGATTAGAGGTTCTTAATCCTCTTAGAGTAAACAGCGGTAGTAATATTGTTGAAGTTACCCAACCTTCTCATGGTTTTACTGTCGGAGAAACAATAACATTATCTGAAGCTGCTGCTGTTGGAAACATAACGGCAAGTAATTTAAATGGAGCAAGAACTATTCTTGCTATTATTGATGATAATACTTATTCATTTACTGCTGGTGGTTCAGCTAATGTTTCTGAAGATGGTGGTGGATTTGTAAAAATTACAAGTAATGCTGCAACAACAGACTTTGATGAGCAATCTTTTTCAGCAGAGCATGGTTTCCCTGCTGCTGTTGCTATTCACCAGAACCGTTTGGTGTTTGGTGGTACTTTAGATCAGCCAGATACATTGTTCTTTAGCAAGATAGGTAGCTTCTACAACTTTGATGTAGGCGAAGCATTAGACAATGAGGCTATTATTGCAACTACCGCAACAGGTACAGTAAATTCTATTAGGCATCTGGTATCTAATCGTGACTTACAAATCTTTACAAACAGCAGTGAGTTCTATGTTCCTACCTTCGAGAACAAAGCGATTACTCCAACAAACCTACAGATTAAAAAGCAAACTCCATATGGGTCTTCGTTTACACAGCCCGTTGAGATAGATGGCGCTACTGTATTTGTTCAGTCTAACGGTAGAATTGTAAGAGAGTACATCTATACAGACTCAGAGCAAGCCTACAGCGCCTCTCCTGTGTCCTCTATTGCTTCTCATATGATAGACAACCCAAAATACTCTACCGTTGCTCACAGCGGCTTTAATCAACCTGACTCATATGCAGCATTTACAAACGAAGATGGTACTCTTGCATTGTTCTCATCAAACAGAACAGAGCGTAGAGCGTCTTGGACTAAGCTCACAGTAGAGGGAGGAAGGTTTTCTTCTCTTGCCTCAATAGGCGATAGGATGTTTGCCAATGTTTATGACGCATTTAACAAGCTACATCTGTGTGAGTTTGTTAAGGACGTTGGCTTAGACAACTATGTGTTTACTCCTGTTGGTGGTGGTGGCACTGGCAAGCTTAGTGTTAGCGGTGTTTATGTTGCTGGCAATGTTGTAGACGTTATACTTGTTGATAACCTTGGAGGCTCTCAAACTTATGTAGGCACGTTTACAGTTGCTTCTGATGCAACAGTAGATGTTTCTGCTGAAGTAGCAGTAATCCCTTATGGCAGTGGTACAATAAGTAATCCATTAGTTAGGGGTTATGTTGGCAAAAAGTTTAACTCTAAAATAATAACAAATGAAATTGATGCCTCATTAGGGAATGGCCCTATAACTGGAGAAGTTAGAGGGATTGGCAAAGTAGTATTAGATTTAAAAGATGCACAGTCTTTAATTGTTAATAGTAAAAGTGTTTCTATAGGAAGTAAAATTAGCTCTCTTACTGGTGTTGATGTACTTGCTGGCATAACAGGTAAGACTGAAGTTAAAATGACAGGCTTTACAAGAAGCCCTAGAATTACAATAGAACAAGACGCACCATTACCGTTGCAAGTAAATGGGCTAGTAGTGGAGTTAATAGTATAATGGCAATACCAGTAGCATTAATGATAGCAGCTACAGCCGTAAGTGCTGGTGGTCAAATACTAGGTGGAATTGGTGCAAAAAAATCATCAGACCTAAACGCTTTTAACATTGAAACAGATAAGAAACTAAATAAAGTGCAAGCAATGCAGGAGTCCGAAGCAAGAAGGGCTGATTATGATTTAGCTACTGCATCTAACATAGCTGCGTTTGCTGCAATGGGCAGAGCGCAAAGCGATAACAGCGTACAAGCATTTCTTAAAAGGCAAAAAGAAGTATTCGGTGAGGACATTGGACGCGCTCAAATGCAAACAGCTATTCAGTCAAGAAAATCAGACATAGCTGCAAGCACTGAAAGACGTAGGGGTAGAAACACATTGCTTGCTTCTACAATCAGTGCTGCTGGAACTGTTGGTCAGGGCGTAATGCAATATGAAAGTGTGGTATAATGGCTGTTATTAGACAAAAAACTACAGTCTTCAACAAGCCAGTTGGAGTTGTAAGAACAGACGTTGGCGCAAGGTCAGTCGGTGATGCTATAGGCAATGCTGCATCTGGGATACAAAGAATAGCTTTCCAACAAGCGTCACAAGCAGCAGAAACAAAAGGTGAAGATTTTGCAAAGTCAATTAGACTTAGATCCTTTAGAACAATAGATCCAAAAACTGGCAATACTGTAAACTTTAACGCACCACCAGAACCGCCATCTGGATTTGGTTCTATAGCAGCTAACGCATATCAAAGAGTTGTTGATCAAAGATATGAAAATTCTATAAATCAAGAAATAAAATTTAAAGCTAAAGAAATTAGTTTAAAGTATCCTCTTGATACAAATTCTTATTCTGAAGTAATGCAAGATTACATTGCTAAAATGTCTGAGGGATCAATAGGTAAATACAAAGCATACGTTGAAGAAAAAGGTGCTGAATGGCTTGCTGACACACAATTAAACATTCGAGCAAATGTTGCTACTAGAGAAAGACAAAATGCCTCCAACTCTATAGACCAAGGATTAATCTTACTTAAAGAAAACATTTTTGAACAAGCTGCTTTAGGCTCTCCTAATGGAGTTATTGATGAGCTTCTTGAAAAAGCACGTACTGTTTCTCAAGATGGAGAAGATTCTGGATTAAAGCTACAAGGATTTGTTGACTCTAGTTTTAGGGCTGCAAGTCTACAAGCAGCTAAAGGCTCAATACAATTTCTTCTTGGATATGCAGAAGATGATACAGAAAGAAAAAAAATAAAACTTGCGATTAGTAGCAGCGGAACAAATATGGCTGGCTTGAGCAACTTTGAAAAAAAAGAAATAAAAAGAATTGTAAAACTTGCTGGAGCAGATGTTGCTTCAGCATATTCATATGCAGTAACAGCATCTCAACCATTTGATGCTGTCCAAAATGATGAAGATGTTTTAGCTCTTGAGCAAGCTAGAACAAACTATGAGAGATACAGATTAGATTTTGATGGAATAGAAATTGATGCACAATTATTTTCTAGTGACTCGCTATCTTCGTTAAGTGCTTCAGAGATTAGAGCATCTACAAAACTTATTGCTGAAGAAGTAGAGTCTCGAATATCGCAAGTAAAAGAAGCTGCTCTTCAAGACACAGATAACATTTATACAGCAGTACAAGCATCAGCAGATATATTTAGCATAAAAACAAAAGCATTATATACTCCACTTCTTAATGCTGCATCGTTAGGAAATCCAGAAGCTCTTGCTATAGTGTTAAATGGTGGACAAGACGCAGATGACAGTTACGACTTATTAACTCAAAGCCAAAAACAATTTGTAAATGCTCTTAAAAAAGAAGGACTGATCGCTAAGAATGGTTCTTCAGAATTTAAACAATTTATTAACTCAACTATTGGCGGTGGTGTTAACAATGTTTTAGAAAGAAAAAACAAAGTCGAAATAGAAAATAGTCTTAATGAAGATTTAGCTTTATTTTTTCAACACGCAAATAGTGGTGGAGATACTGATAGTACAACAGGTACACAATCATCTGAGTATATGGTTGGTTTGATAGACAAAGCGCTTGAGGCTGACGCTATAACTTCAGATCAAGCTAGAGTTAATAAAATTCGAGTCAGAACTGAAAGTGCTTCATCTTATATAGTTAATTTTTCTGAAGGTTCTAATTCTCAAGAGCTTGGTGACTTAGAAGTTTACATTGATACATTTGGAAAAAAGAAAATAGGAGCAGATGGTGTTAAATTTAATGAAGAAGTAATAAGAACAGGCAATCAAATATTAAGTGTTTTAACTTCTAGGACAGAAATAGACACAGCAATTAGTAAAGTAAGTGGAATTAGATCTCGCGTGGCGGCCGATGAAACAGAAATCCAAAGTCAAGTAAATGCTAGAGCAGATAAAGTTTTACTTTATAAAAGATTAAATTCTGGCAATTTAGACCCAAAATCAAAAAAAGACCAAGCGTTTCTTGATGTTGCAATAGCAGAACAATTTCCTGAGATACTTAATGGTAGAACAATGGGCCAGTTGTTTAATGACCCAGAAGTTTTTAACTCTGAAGATGGCCGTAATCTTTTAACTTTTATTTCTCAACAAAGTACAATGCCTCAATCTTTGGCTCAGGCATTAACAAACTTAGCTGGCGGTCAATTTAAAGGAAATAGCCCTAAAGCACTCTTATCTCATTTTGCAAACTTTGCTGAATATGAACATCAGGGAGTTACTATGAACTCTTTAATGATGGAATCTCTTGATTCAGAAGAATACTCAACTCTCAAATATCTTTTAGATGCTGGAAGAACTGGTCTTATAGATGTAAATAATGAGGGAAGTTTAGCAGAAGTTTTTGCTTTAAGAAATACATACAAAAATAATGACAACTTTAAAAAGAGAGTAGAAACAAGGCTTGATTCTACTTTAGATGAGTTTGTTCTTACTCTTGATAACATTACAGATATGCCACTTTCAGCAGTTAATGGACTAAAAGCGTTAACACTAAATATAATGTCTCTACCTTTAAACCAAGACAAATCATCAGGGGAAATAAGGGGAATACTAGAAGAACAAATGTTAATGAAGTACCCTAGTGGTGGAGGTATTGTTTTTGGAAATGGCGGGTCTGAAAATACAAGCGCACCTCTTAGCTATGCTTCTGGGGCTGGCAATGAAGATTTGCTTAAAGCACACATTATAAAACAAGTCACATTAGCTGACCCTCTTGGTGGTAATGTTGTACTTGGATTGACTAAATCTACTTCAGTATTAGCCGATAGCAATAAATTATCTATTTCCCCAGCACTACTTGGGCCAGTTCAAAATGTTTTGGGTGCTGTATTTGGTGATGACAGTCAAATGGGTAATGTTTTCTTAAAGCCTATTGGATTAAGAACTGGGAACAATATTCAATATGCTGTTTTTCGAGTAGCTCCCATGAGTGAGGGCGGTTACAGACAGGTTTATACAATGGTTGATAATAAAGTAGGGCCGCCTAGCGAAAGAAAATCTTACAGAGCGCCTTTAATTATTTCTAATACTGATTCAGAATTTACAACTGCTGTTAATAATAGAAACAACATAAGAAATCATAGGATACAGTCTGCTGCATTAGACGCCTTTGGTGGCCCTAGATCTTTACCAACATCAGCATTGCGGCATGGGCCTATGACAACTTCTGGAGGACTTTTTTCACCAGCTAACCCAGAGGCAACTCAAAATATTATGTTGGAGTTTTAATTAATGGAAAATAAATACAATCCATTATTTTTTGAAAGAGACATAGTAAGTGAAAAACCTAGCTTTGGGAAAACTGTTAGTGCGTCTGTAGGATACAGTCTTGATCCTTTGTTTGAAACAGTAGGCCAGACATTTGAGTTTGGTATGCAACGTGAATCTGGTTATAACGCAATGGAAGATATGCGTGGCTACGAAATGTACGCTACCACATTGGGTCGCGCTGTTAACCCTTTGCATATGGCATCACTTAAAAGAACTATTAATGAAAGCTCTAGTAGAAGAGAGATCTTGTCTCAATCCTCGCTAGGCGCTCAATTAGTTGCTGGTATATTTGATCCAATAAACCTTATTGCTCTTCCTTTTGGTGGGCCTACTATTGGAATAGGTAGATCAGCATTGCGTGTTGGTGCTGGTACTGCTGTTTTACAAGGCGGTATTGAGGCTGGATTAGTTCAACCCTTCGATGCTCTTCAGACTGCTCAAGAAAGTGCTATAAATATTGGCATGGCTGGAATATTTGGGGCTGGGTTTGGCGCAGCATTTGGCGCACCAATGACTGCTAAAGCAAGAGCGCAAGCTAGAACAGAAATCGCAATACAAGAAGAAATGACTATGCTTTCTAGGATTGATAACCTTGAAGGCGTTACTAGAGAACAGATGATTAATCTGCCTCAAAGATCAGAAAGACCTTTATTTGATAAAAGTGATGATGATTTAAATACAACAATAAAATCTTTTGAAGACTCTGCGTCTAGGACTGAGCAAGAAGCTAATTCTATTCAAGGGCGAGGTAGGCCAGAAGCTGCAAATCTTTTAGAAAGAGCCGAAGAATTAAGAGGTATGGCTAGATCTTATAGAAATGAAAAAGCCTTTAGGGAACTAGAAGATATGGGGGTAGATTTAGCTGACCCATATAAAATTTTAGAATCTGCTTTTACTAATAGTGTTTTCTACAAAGCAGTCTCAACGCCTATGAAAAGAGTGTTGCAATCTAAATATCCTAGTTTTGTTAAAGAAATGATGGTCAAAAGTTTTAGTGACAGCGGCGTTGCTCTAGCTCTTAACTCGCTTGGAATTGCTACTCCAAATTCTGTTTATCAAAGATCTGCTGTTGCTAATGGAAAATGGGTAGCTGCACATGATCAGTTTATAAGGCTATGGGCTTCTGACACAAACGCGCCTCTTGCAACAAAGTTAGACATAAACTTTGGTGATCTTGGAAGAAGGGCAATGGGGAGTGACGATACTTATAAAAAATGGTTAGGAAGAGTAAGCGAAAAAAGAATTAAAGATGATACAGATTTAACTCCAAATGAAGCTAAAGCCATTGAGGTAATGAACGCTTATTTTTTAGATGCAGAAACAAAACTATCTGAAGTAGGTTTAATTGGAAATGCAAAAGGCATCAAAGCTAAGATCGATCAACTTGAAGCAGAGATTTCTTCTTTAAAAACTCAACGTGAAAATGCTCGTATGCGGAGAACTGGAAGAGGCGCATATGAGTCTAGGTTAATTGATGATAGGTTAACCAAACTTAGCAATGACATTGCAGAAGACAGAACAACCCTTATTGCATTAGAAGACTCTAACTTAAAATCAGAAAGAACTGAGGATCAAGATATATTCTTTCCTCGTTTCTGGGATAGTTCAGCTATCAAAAAAAATAGAAAAGAATTTTATGATATTTTGTACAACTGGTATCAAGCAAACCCATTTATATACGAAAAAAATCCAAGAACTTTAGAATTTGAAAGAATTAAACTTTCAGTTACACCAGAGAATTTAGAAAAAAGAGTTAACAAAACTATTTCAAAAATCTTAGACGAAGAAGATCCTTTAAATATAGATAATATAGGATTTGGATACGGAAGATCTAAGCACTTTAGACACAGGCAAGTAGATATACCTAACAAGCTTGTTACTAAATTTATTATTACAGACCCATTAGCTGCAATGCAAACTTACTCAGCAAGGATTGAACCACGATACGAATACAGAAAAGCATTTGGTAAAGATGTAGATGGCGTTATCTTTGACATGGAAATGGAGATGATACGAAAGCAATTTACCCAAGAAGATATTAACAAAATGCGTAGAGATTATATGCATATGTATGATAGAGTTTCTGGTTCTGTTCTTAGAAATCCTGAAGCTATTAATCAGAAGATTGCTTTTGTATTAAAAGAAGCTGCTCAGTTTAGCTACATGGGTTCTGCTGGTCTTGCTGCTCTTCCTGACTTTGGAAGAATTGTAATGGAGTATGACTTAGATAATGTTGTTAAAGGCACACAGGCTTTAATGGATAAGAATATGGTCAACATGACTGTAGACGAAGTTAGGCTTGCTGGTGAGGCTATAGACATTCTTCGTGGTACTGCTCATATGAGATTAGTAGAAGATTTAAGTAACAATGTTAATTCTAATGAGTTATTAACTAGCGCAAGAAATGCTTTCTACATTCTTAACGGACTAGCTCCTATGACAACTATTGCAAAACAGTTGTCTGGAATAATAGACGCTCACACTATTATTGATTATTCTATTCGATACAAAAGTATTACCCCACAAGAAAAAACATGGCTTGCTAGATACGGGATAGATCAAAAAATTGCTGCAAAAATTGCTAAATCTCCTTGGGAAAAATCAACAAACAATCTCTACATGGCAAACACTAGAGAGTGGACAAACATTAGTTTAGACAAGATTATTGCTGAAACACGGAAAACATACAAAAAAGTAAAAGCAAAACTAATATCTAAATCAACTGAAAAAGAACTGTTAACTAGATATAGCCAAGAGTTTTTTGTTGATAGGATTATTACTGATCCTAAAGTTGCAAGAAGTATTATGGATAGTAAAGATTTAGAAAATGCTCTTGGCATTGCCATGAATTATACAGACGGTGTTCCAAGTACAATTTACGTTGACCCTATTAGAGTAAAAAGCGTTTATGACAATTTTAAATCAAGCCCTAGAACAAAAGATGAAATGATTAAACGACTTGATGATTTGTTAAAAGAAGGAACTATTTCAGAAGAAGTTCATGTACATAGAAATCAGTTAATTAAAAACGCAGACCTTATAGATTCAGCAGATGATTATGTTGAGTTTATATTACTGCATGAATTACATCACACAACTCATCGCAGAAAAATTGATGAAACAATAACTGAGTATGAACAAAGAATTGATGAACTTGCCTACGCTTATATGCGTAATGAAAAAGAAGAAGGCATTAAGCTTGCAGCAAATAAGAAATACGATATTCGATTTAGAGAAGCTGAAGAAACTGTATCTCAGTTTAGAGTTGCCTTAAACAGTGGTGTGTTAAACACTATTATGTCAGGAACTCCTGCTGACAAACCAATCATTACTGATGGTGTAGCCTATCTTCCAATGACAGTTGCAAAGCAATTTGGCTTTACTGAAGACCCAAAGGTCAAAGGTTATGCTCGTATTGAAAACGGCCTAATGGGACTTCCATTCCAATTCTACAGCTATACGTTGGCTAACGTAAACAAAACCGTTGCTTCTCTTGCTCAAGGTCAAATTAAAAATAGAGCTTTAGGAATAGCTACATCTTTAGGGCTTGCCTATCTTTCTTTAAAGTTAAGAACTGCTGACTTTGTTTGGGATGAGATGTCTGCACAAGACAAGTTTGCAAGAAGTTTTGATATGAGTGGAGTTATGGCTCTTTATTCAGATCTTATGTACACTGGTATGCATACCTCATTAGCCCTTGGTGGGCCAAACATTACTGGTGGAATACTTTCTCCTAAGTTTCCACAAGAGCCTTCCACACTAGACGCTGTAATGGGCCTTGGTGGCGCTGGGCCTTCTTGGGCGTCTGATGTGGGCCGTGGAATGTATCAATTTGCTAACGGAGAGTACGGAGAAGGTGCAAAACAAATAGCTAGAAACGCTCCATTTGCTAGGTTTTGGTTCCTTAAAGATGATGTTAACCAAATCACTAGGGCTTGGGCGCAATAGTTTGTACTAGCTAGTTTGTACATTGATCTTCTACGCATTTTATTAAATAAGAAACTTAGAGGTGACATATGACAATTACAGTAGCAGCCAATAACGCACGTATTCGCTATACGGCAACAAGTTCCCAGACAGCATTTGCAATTCCTTTTGAGTTCTTTGAGAACGATGAGATCCATGTCTACGTTGGGGATACAGCTTTAGTTGCAGCTTCTGAAAGAGGTCAAGGAACAGGCAGTACAGAATACGGAATCTCAGGCGGTGGTGGATCAACAGGAGCGATTGCTTTTGTAACTGGAATTACTCAAGGTCACATTGTTACTATTGTCAGAGACATACCTATTGAAAGAATAACAGACTTTACTGCTGGTACTACAATCAACAGGGCTGCTCTTAATACACAGCTAGATACTCTCACTGCAATGGTCGGTGATCTTAAAGACAAGTCAGATCGTGCGATTAGGCTTCATCCTTATGACTCAGAAATAAGTTTGTTTTTGCCTACTATAGGTAGCAGGGCTGGTAAAATATTTGGGTTTGACACTAATGGTAATCTTACTGCTGATACTTCTGCTAATTTTGATATTACTCTTGATGATGTTGTTTCGAATACCCTAACAATGGCTGGTAATGCTAACAGCAAATTTGATATTATTGCTGTTAGCGATAGCCGTTTAACTACTAACGGTGCAGTTTTAGACATTAAATCAACAAAAAGTGGCAATACTGCTGACATAAGACTTGATGGAAGTGCTACATACGGCATTGATTTTAATGCTGGTAACAAAGCTATACGATTACAAGACGCTACTTTGTTTAGCTCTACAGCAGAGGTAACTGGCGCTTTGACTGCTCCTCTTATTGTCTCACAATCTGGTGGCAGCATAACTTTACAACCAACAGGCAATCAGGTCTTTATTAAAGGTACTGGTGGTGAGAGCAGAATTACATTCCATAATCCAGCTGCACCTAGCATGGAGTTTACTGGTGACTCTTCTCTTATAGGAAGTGGTTCATTCTTATTAGATATAACTGACGAAATTATACTTGATTCTGCTTCTGGTTCTTTGCTTATTAAAGATGCTGGTACTCTTAGAATGACGTTTGGTTTTAATGGTACTACCCAAAGTATTACATCTACTGGCAACCTTACTATTGAAGCTTCATCTGGAGATATAGATTTAAAACCAGCTGGAGGTCAGGTTAATGTTTTAGGAACAAGTGGTCAGCAAAGAATATTGTTTGATAACGCTGCTTCTGCAACCATGCAGTATTTTCAGAATAGTAACATTACTAAATTAGGTGTAGTTGATCCTACTGGAACTAGAACGCTGTTGCTTCCAGATGAATCAGGAACAATTCATAGCAGTGGTGGTGCAACAACTCACGCTAATATTACTGTTAGCACTGATGGTAAAGTACAGTTTCGTGACTCAGCTATCTACATTCAATCTGGTGCAGACGGGCATCTTGATTTAGTTGCTGATACTGAAATACATATTGCTGCTACTACTGTTAATGTAGATGGCCTTATGGATGTATCTGGCAATTTGTCTGTTGGTGGTAATTTTGATGTTACTGGAACTATAGACTTTAGTGATGCTAACATAACTAATGTAGGCAGTATCTCTTTAGATAAACTTACTAATGATGGTGGCGGTGGTATTACATTAGATTCATCTGCTGGTATTGTTATAGATTCTAGCACTGGTCAGATTGTATTTAAAGATGATAATGTAACTAGACTAACTGTTGCCGTTAATAGCGGCAGCACTCAAAGCATTACTTCCCTTGCAGGTCTTAAGCTTAATTCTGGTGCTGATATTATTTTAGAAGCTGATGGTGGTCAGGTTTATATTACAGACCCTAATGGCAATGATAACTTTCAATTTAATGGTAGCTCTACTCC